TGTTGAGAACATCGGTCCTAAGTGGTGTTATATCGAAGACTTTGATGCTGATGAAAACGGTTGTATGATTCGAACTGTTTCTGCATGGGGTGCTCCTATTGAGGGGGTTGAGAGACTGCTGACTGCAATTGCTGCAATCTGTCCTGATGTCGTTACTGAGGTGACTTATGAGGATGAGATGCCTAACTTCATTGGTGCTAACTTCTACATTGGAGATGAACTAGACGACTCATCTGAGTGGGACTATGATGAAATTCTGGAAGAGGTTAAATGTCATCATGACATTGAAGAGGATGAGGATGGTGAATTGACAGAAGAGAGTCAGGATACTGTGTGGGAGAATATCTGGGAGATTTCTCATGACATGCAACAGGATTTTCTCTCTGAGTGTCGAGGCCGACTAGATGAAGACAATTGAGAGAACAGCTCTATCTGAGTTAATCTCAAACGAGAACTACGCCAGAAAGGTACTTCCACACATGAAAGTGGATTACTTTTCTGACCGTAGTGAACGTATTGTATTTGAAGAGATACAAAAGTTTGTAGAGAAGTACAACACTCTACCAAACAAGACTTCTATTGAAATTGAAATCGACAGTCGCCGTGACTTGAATGAACAAGATGTCAAGGCGGTAATTGATGTAGTTAAGAGTCTTGAGAAAGACGATGATGCGAATTTAGAATGGTTAGTAGAGACTACAGAGAAATTCTGTAAGGATAAGGCGGTATACAATGCAATTGTTGAAGGTATTCAGATTATTGATGGAAAGGATAAGAATCGAAATGTCGATGCTATTCCGAGCATTCTCACTGATGCCTTGGCCGTTGGTTTTGATAATTCTGTTGGCCATGATTACCTACTTGATGCAGAATCACGGTTCGAATTTTATCACACAGTAGAAGAGAAGATACCGTTTGATCTAGACTTCTTCAATCGTATTACCAAGGGTGGACTACCACCTAAGACACTGAACATTGCCCTTGCTGGAACTGGTGTGGGTAAGTCTCTGTTCATGTGTCACATGGCTGCGAACTGCATGAACCAAGGTAGGAATGTCCTGTATATCTCTATGGAGATGGCAGAGGAACGTATCGCAGAACGTATTGATGCAAACCTCATGAATATCTCTATGGAAGACCTACATAGTCTACCAAAGCAGATGTATGATGACAAGATTAACAAGATTATCAAGAACACCACTGGTCAATTGGTAATCAAGGAGTATCCAACTGCATCTGCACACTCTGGACACTTTCGTGGTCTTATCAAGGAACTTGCAGTTAAGAAGTCATTCAAACCAGACATTATCTTTATTGATTATTTGAATATCTGTGCGTCAAGCAGATTCAAAGGAGCGGCAAATGTCAACTCTTACATGTATATTAAATCAATTGCAGAAGAACTTAGGGGACTCGCAGTTGAGACAAACGTCCCGATTATGTCGGCTACACAGACCACAAGGAGCGGGTACTCCAACACAGATGTTGGTTTGGAAGATACGTCAGAGTCTTTTGGTCTTCCTGCTACGGCGGACCTCATGTTTGCGCTTATTTCTAGTGAGGAACTTGAGGAACGAAACCAAATCGCAGTCAAGCAGTTGAAGAACCGATACAATGACCCAACGATGAACAAGAGATTTGTTATCGGTATTGACCGTGCAAAGATGCGTCTGCATGACCTAGATGCAAGTGAACAGGAAGGTCTGGTTGACAGCAATCAGAAAGAGGACACGTTTAATGAACCTGTGTTCGACAACACAGATTTTGGAGAAGGATGGCAAGTATGAGTGAACATATTTGGGAATATGTATCAAGAGAAGGTGATGCAACAGCATCTATTCTATTGCGTGGTGATCATAAGTTCTCTGGAGTTATCTATTCCTACGGAACTATAAATCTACCAGAACCAGATGGTGATGGTCAAGCAAGTCTATCATTTGAGTATCATATTGAAGACAATAACAACATTCCCCGTGACCAATTTGATGATGAGTTTTTCACAATGATTGGTGACATTCTAGTTGAGATTATCGACCAGAGAATGGTAGAAGGGAACCTACTTTATAAAGGAGGCACGGATGAGTAGCATAATTACTATTACTAATGGTGAAGGTATTGTATCAAACACACTGACAATTACAGGAGAGTCAGATAACTTCACAGTATCAAGTGGTGCAGTTACCATGTCCACAATGATCGGTGATATTCTAGTTGATACCACTGAACAGAAAACGGAAAAAGAACCGCTGAGTTTTAAAGGAGTCACGGATGAGTAATTTTTTACAGGATGCAATTAAGGCAGCAGGAAACGAGTACGCTGCAATCGTAGATGATGGAGTAGAGGCTGGTGATGTAGAGAACTTTATCGACACTGGTTCATACATCTTCAATGCACTTCTATCAGGTAGTCTATATGGTGGACTGCCATCTAACAAGATCACTGCGATTGCGGGTGAGAGTGCAACAGGTAAGACATTCTTTCTTATGGGTATGGTCAAGAACTTCCTTGATGCGAACCCTGATGCTGGTGTTCTATACTTTGAGAGTGAGAGTGCAATCACAAAGCAGATGGTGATTGATCGTGGTATTGATCCTAAGCGTATGGTTATCATGCCTGTCACCACTGTACAGGAGTTTCGGACACAGGCAATTCGTGTTCTGGATGACCACCTATCGAAACCAGAAGGTGACCGTCCACAGATGATGCTCTGCCTTGACTCACTGGGTATGCTGTCCACTACTAAAGAGGTAGAAGACACAGCAGATGGTAAGGAGACTCGTGATATGACACGAGCACAGGTACTTAAGGCAGCATTCCGTGTTCTGACACTGAAACTGGGTAAGGCAAAGGTTCCTATGGTAGTCACCAACCATACCTATGACGTTGTGGGTTCTATGTTCCCAACAAAGGAGATGGGTGGTGGTTCTGGTCTGAAGTATGCAGCGTCATCTATCGTCTATCTGTCCAAGAAGAAGGACAAGGACGGCACTGAGGTTGTGGGCAACATCATTCACTGCAAGAACCACAAGTCTCGTCTGACCATTGAGAACAAGATGGTGGATGTAAGACTGTCCTATTCTACTGGGTTGGACAAGTACTATGGTCTACTGGAACTTGCTGAGAAGTATGAAATCTTCAAGAAGGTATCAACTCGTATCGAACTACCTGATGGTTCCAAGCAGTTTGGTAAGACTATTCTGAATGACCCTGAGACATACTTCACTGAAGATGTGATGGCTCAACTAGAAGAGGCAGCAGGGAAGGAATTCAAGTATGGTTGATATCGACTTTTATTGTAGAGTATATGATAACTTCCTTGAACCAGATGTATGTCAGGCATACATTGACATGTTTGAGGAAACACTACAAGTCGATGCAGATAAACACCAGAAATTGAGTGTATGTTATGACCAAAATGGAAACAAGGTATGTGGGGACTGTGATTGTTACAGAACAAATCCATTTGAGTATGAGAGGTTTGCTGAGTTAAACCAGTACACCATGAAAAAACTACCAAAATTGGTGTCTAATTATAAAGAAGATTGCAATATAACAAATGTGCAATGGCCCTCAAAACTAGGATTTGAAGAACCCAAAATGAAAAGGTTTGCTGTTGATGGTACGAAAGGTCATGGACTTGAAGCACATTCTGATATATGGTCCTTTGCAGGGTCCAAAAGACTTATTGGTATGTTAGTTTACTTAAATGATGGTTTTGCAGAGGGAGAAACATATTTTCCTCTGTTTGATGTAAAGGTGAAACCAGCAGTAGGCAGAGTGTTATGTTTTCCATCATCATGGGATTACATGCACGCTGGTATTCCGCCACGTCCACCTGCTAAAGACATTGCAAAATATTTCCTCATGTTTCACACGGTATATCTTGATGAAAAAGTTGAATACCAATCAGGTATTGATAGGACCAATCGGGGTTCTTTGAACAATTATGATTATTTGAGGCAATAATGTCATATTATATTAGAACATATGAAAACTTCTTTGACGCTGACATGTGTGACGCTTATGTTGGTGCATTCGAAGAGACAATGGAGAAGGACGGAGAGGAAGTTAAAAACACCTCTATCTGCACAGGCACTATTCGTCCTGATGGTCATCAAATCTGTGGCACTTGCAATTGTCAAAGAATGAACCCTATGGGGTTTAGTAGGTTTGATAATCTCAACAAACTTGCACTGTCTAAATTTCAAGATGCACTCGAAATGTACAAGGAAGATGTTAATCTAGACCCTGCGGCATGGCCACCAAAGTTTGGATGGGAAGAGTTTCGCATGAAACGTTTTCTTGTATCGAATGGTGGTAAGGATGCAGAACAATTCAATGATCATGTTGATGTGAAGAGTCGTGAGGGTTCTAAAAGATTTCTAATCCTCATGGTATATTTGAATGATGACTTTGGTGGTGGTGAGACAGAATTTCCTACATACGGTGTAAAGGTTCGACCTGAGAAGGGCAAACTGATTATGTTTCCCCCCATGTGGCAGTATATGCATCGTGGCAATCCACCTCTTGCGCCGGGTCATGCAAAATACTTCCTAATGACATATCTAAATTATACTGAGGAACTTAGACCTACAGTTCCAGATTATATGTGACATGACAAGAACTGTAAAATCTGCGGGTGTTGAGCTTCCAATAGAGGAGATGCACCTTACCTTTCTCACTCACAAACTTAGAACCGAATATGGGTTTATGGAGTCTGCTAGAAACAACATGCCTGTAGACAATAATGGTGATGTCATGCCATTGTACACCTATCCTTGTTATGAGTGGATTAACTCGATTGATTGGTCAGGAGCAAATGTTTTTGAGTATGGATGTGGGTATAGTAGTCAGTTTTGGGAAAGAAAGGGTGTAAACTACTATGGTGTAGATAGTTCTGATAAATGGGTATCAAGCAAGAACATTATTCATGAACAGGACATGAAAGAGTATGCAAATGCAATTTATAAGGTGGATGAGTTATTTGATGTCATCGTAATAGACGGTGATATAAGATATGATTGTGTTCGTCCATCAGTTGAGAAGCTCAAGTTGGGTGGTGTTATAATTCTGGACAACTCTGAGTGGCACAGGAATACTAAAGAGTTATTAGACGAGCAGGACTACATACCGATTCACTTTCATGGATTTAAACCCATTCATGTGGATAGTGAGACTACCAGTTGTTATCTGAGTAGAGGATTTAATAGGAAGTCAAAAACCATTATTCCTATGGGTGGAACTCATAGGAAAACCACAAGTGCAGATAGACCCCTTAACGATCCCATGCCTTGATGGCAGTGAAGTTGTTAAAGGAGAACTCCATGCGGTCAACAAGTTTGACCGCATTTCCTTTTACACGATCAATTGCAACGTAACCTTCTGGACTAGTAACCTTATAACCATTGGAAGTACGAATGAAGGTATCAGTCATCTGACGAACTGAGTTTAGTTTATCTACGATGACCTGTTTTGCGTCAACAAGATGGTTCTGGAACTGAATAATGTTGCCTAGATTCTTGGTGTGCTTCTTGACCTCACGAACATATTCTTTCTGCATGTTCTCATACTTCTTCTTACCAGCATCACTCTTTGCCTTCTCAATCTGTTTGTCGAAGTGCATCTTAACCCAATCTTCATATCCTTTTGCATGTGCGGCAGGGTTAGTAATCTTCTGACCTTTACGGACCATACTGTTGTTATATGTCTTGAGTGATGCACCAGCCAGATTACCCGTCATGCTGTCCTGTAGACGTAGGAAGGCCTTTAGACCATTTGCATTGATACGTTGGAATGTGCGACCTGTATCACTGAGGTATTTGGTCACCAGTTGTGTCTCTTTGTCTGTGAATGTGCTACTTCCAGATGTATCCTTGTAGGTTGCATCATCCATCCACACTGATGAGGTCTTGCGTAGTCCCCTGATATCTGCACCAAAGGATGCCTTCATGTCTTGTAGATTATCACCTGTATATGTGGTGTGGAATACAACACCAATCTTTGCCTTACTGATTGTTCTACCTAGATCACTGTCTTGAGGAACCGCATATACGATTGTGTTGGGTTGGAATGTGTAGTAGGACACCCCATCAATGGTATCAGTTTCGATATCGTCGGTAAACATCAAATCACCTTGTAGAACACCCCTTATACCGATTTTAGAGAGTTCTGAGAGGGCTACTTTGAACTTACTGTTCAATGTACCAGACAAGTCAGCATCAATCTCCTCGTTGCTCTTATACAGCTTAGGATTGACGTTAAACACGGATTTCT